CGCCTGGTCGTGAACCTTCAGGTCGGCCATCTGAATGCCGAGCGAGCCGAGCAGGGGCTGTAGGCCCAAGAGATTCTGCTTGAGAGCGGCTATCTCGGCATTGCGATCTGCCATAATCTTTTCGTTCACGCCGCCGATGTTGCGCGACAGCGCCGGCATACTCTCGATTTCGTGGATGCGCTGCTCCCAGTCGGCCTTCTGGCCGAGAGCCTGGTCAATCATGCTCTGCTGCTTGCCCTCGTTCGCAGCCGCCTTCGCTTGTGCCGCAGCCGTCGCGACCCAGTTCTTGATGAGGTCGGTCGGAGTGTCTATTTCGACGGCCGCCTTGAAGACGAAGTCGTTCTTGCCTACTGCCTCGAGGTGACCACCGAGGAACTTGTCGGCCCACTGCTTGAGCGAGTCATCTGCGGCAGCAGCTTCAGCAGCCTTCCTCATGGCGCCAATGCGCTCCGTCGTGCCGTCAAGCCAGTCGCTGACTTTGACGAAGCCGTAGAAGGCAGCGGCGGCAACGGCGACGCCCAGCAGGGCCAACCTGAGCGGCCCGAGAGCGGCGGTAAAGGCCATCACGCCGCTGGCCGCGCCGCCGGCTTGGAAGCCAGAGAACAGCGCGCCGAGCGACTTCACGATCATGAGGCCGGGAAGAGCTCCGCGGATGAGGCCGATGGCGTTGATGAACGTGCCGAGAATCATCACCACGGGACCGACCGCAGCGGCGATCGCAGCCATGATGAGGATGAAGTTGCGCCAGCCAGGAGACATCGAGGCGAGGCTGTCAGCCACCTTGGCGAGCCATGCGGCGATGCGCGCGAAGAACGGCAGCACGACAGCGCCGACCTTGATGAACGACGCCTGCAACGATGCCCACGCCTGCCTGAGTTTCTGCACGGGCTGCTGGGCGGTGTTCTTCATGGCGCGGTCAAGGGCGCCGTGCGCGTTCGCGACCTTGTCGATGACCTTGAGGTTGCTCTGGTAGTTCGCACCCAGCAGCGACAGTACACCGTTCAGGGCGCGCACGTTGGGGATGATCTTCCGCATCGAGAGCATGTTGTGATCGGTGCGCTCCCAGAGCATCTTCAGCGTCGGCAGCAAGCCCTTCTTGGCGATTGAGTCGGTGACATCCTGATAGGAGAGGCCCATCGTCTTCAGTTGGTCGATGCTCATCTTCGCCGGCGCGACGAGGGCCATCATCGTGCCGCGCAGGGCGGTGACCGCCTCCGCGCTCGAGAGGCCGCCAAGGGTCAGGGCGGCGACGTTGCCGCCGAGTTCGTCCAGGCCGACCTTGAGTTGGGCGGCGACCGGCATGATGCGGCCGAGGGAGTTCGCCAGGGCGACCGGCTCGGCCTTGCCGACCTCGACTGTCTTCATCAGGTAGTCGGTGACCTCTGCGGCGGTGTACGCGGAATGACCATAGGCGTTCATCGCACTCGTCAAAACATCGGCGGTGACCATGACATCGCCCATACCGGCGGCGGCGGCCTTAGCCGACACGTCGATGACCTTCATGGCCTCGGCGCCGGCAAAGCCAGAGCTCGCCACGAAGTAGAGCGCCTCACTGAGCTTGATGGGAGTCTGGCCGGTGGCGGCCCCGAGCTTCAAGAGTTCGTCGCCCCACGCTTTCGTCTGGGCCGCGTTAGTCCCAGTGAGGTTCTGAATCTTCATCAGGTTGTCTTGGTACTTGAAGGCAGCCACGCCGGCAATTGCAAAGCCGGCGGCGATGGGCAGGGTGACGAACTGCGTCATCTGCCGGCCGACGTTCTGCATCTGCCGGCCGACGTGTTCCATGCGCTGGGCTGCGAGTCGGCCGCTCTTGTTCGCCGCGGCCCCCGTGGAGGCGACGGCAGCGGCCGACTCGTTCAGCCCCTTCTTCAGGCCAGTAGTGTCACTGGTGATGCGAATGACGAGTTCGCCGTAGAAGTTAGCCACTCTCGCTCACCTTTCTGACAACTGGACTTTGATGACCTTCTCGAGCATCGGACCTCGCGTCAGATCCTTCTGCTCGACTCCCGACTCGACCTGACGCCAGGAGTGCGCGAATGTGCGGAGCGCCATGATGCGCTGGCAGCGTTCGTAGTCTTGCCCGTCTGCCTCCGTTGGAGTGCAGTCGAACTCCTGGCAGATGACGCTGGTCAGCCATTCATCGGGCTCCTTCGCTCCCTTTACTCCTCGGAGGTATCGGCCAAACTCGACCCACTCGGCAAAGGGCGCTCCTTCTCCCCGATGCCGACCGCGGCTGCGATCTCGAAGGTCATCTCATAGGGCAGTTCACTGATGTTGTCGGGAGTCACAGGCGCCTCGTCGCTCCAGGCCACAATGCAAGCCTCGAGCGCCATCTGCGTAAGAGCGAACCCCTGTGCCTCCTCCTTCTCTTCTCCCTCGACCGGCTCGATGGAAGCCGCCTTGCGCCGTATCTCGCGCAGCGCGCCGATGGAGAGCGGACGCACGTCGACCCACTCGTTGTCTTCGAGGTCGACGCGCTTCTTCTGGTTGAGAAGTCCCATTCTCATACCTCCGTTCGGGAAGCCTCGCCTATCAGGCGAAGGCCTCAGTGATGGTGCCGGTGTAGCGCAGCGTCGCGGAGAACCCGTGGTACTCCCCGATCGCCATTGTGCGGACGTACTTCTCGATCCAGACCTCGCCGGTCACGGTCTTGCCCGTGGCGAAGGTGAGGACGGTTGAGCGCGTGGCCGCGTGCGTGACGCGGCCGATGTTGAGGACCGCGTCGGGGCCGTCAGTGACGGTGTCGTCGTACCAGCCCTCGATGACCAGGGGCTCGCGCTTCTTGATGACGCCGATCAGGTACTGCTCGTCCACGACGCCGAAGGGCGTCGACTCGACGGCCTCGCGGTTGACGACGTAGTCACCGATCTTGGTGAGGTAGGTGGTGCCGAAGCCGGTCGTGAGGACACCGCCATCGGCCTTGTCGATTTCGAAGGCAACGTCATTGGAACCATGCTTTGCCATGCTGTTCTCCTTGCGTTATGGGGCGACGTAGACGCCGACCGCGAAGGTCACTGTCGGGGCCGTGCCGCCTGTGTAAGCCCAGGAAGCCGACACCCATGAGTTGATCTGGCCTGTGAAGGTCATGTACTGCGACGCGACGCCTGTGAGGACGTTTGCCGGCGTGAAGGCGGTGAACGCCTGCTTGTCGGTGTAGGTGACGCCGTCCACGCTGTGCCGCAGGGTGATGGTGACGTTGGTCGGCGTGCCCGTCAGGCCGGTGATGTGCAGCACCGCGGCGCCGCCGTTGGTGCCCGCCGGCTGCGCGACGGCGCACTTCGCATCGTCGGCGTCGAGGTTGGCGGCAGTCGAGCGCGTGGCGAGCGGCGCAACCAGCTTGCCGCGCTTCTTGCCGTACCAGATGCCGTAGCGGGCCTGCGCCTTGGTGACCTCACTGGTCGCCATCTGCACGGTGTAGCCGACGCGCTGCACGCTCTGGTAGATGTCGATCTCGGTGCCGGCCACCGGGGATGCCGGCATGTTGATGGCGTTGCCGTGGATGGCGATCGTCATCGGCAGTTCGACTGTCGAGAGGTCGGTCATGGCCTGGTGCAGGTTGCCGACCGCGTCGTCGTACCAGCCCTCCTGCACGATCTCGGTCTGTTTGGCGCCGCCCGACCAGAAGGACTCGTCGGCCTCACCGAGGGAGTACGTCTCGTTGAGCTTCAGCGTGACGCTGTCCTCGATGCTGCTGACGGCGGCAAGGACGGAGTAGGAGCCGAGCAGCATGAAGCCCACGTCCTTGGACGAGTACTTAGCCATTCGACTTCACCTCCTCGACCGCGTCATTGGCGAGCCAGGACTTGAGGATGTCTTCGTTGAAGGGCTCGACCTTGTCACCCTTCTTGACGACCATGAGCTTGGCCTGATCCTTCTTGCCGGCCTTCCACTTCTTCAGGGACTCGGGGTCCGCAGGACAACTGAACCCGACGAGCGCCCGATACGATTTCGGCATCTGCTACCTCCTGTACTCGTATCCGCAGTCTGGGCAGATCCAGTGCTCCGCAGAGCCGAAGGTCCGCACGTCCTTGCGGTTCTCGTGTTTGCATTCAACGCCGCTGCCGGCCGCCGTGGCTGGGACCGGGGCCGCCGGCGGCTTGGGCAGCGACTCCTGGGTCAGCATGAGAAGAGCAGCGTCCAGAGCCGCGCGTGCAGTGATCAGCGACGACACAAGCTGCGCGTTGGCTGCGGAGAGTTCGATCCTCACATCAGACTCCGACATGGGGAATCCTCACGTCGATGTCACGCCGGTGAAGGCCGGTGGTCATGTCGCTGTTGCCGCGCTCATCCTCAAAGATGACCATGTAGCTGGTCGCGTCCAGAGCCGCGCGCAGAGCGTCTGCGACGGCCAGCGCGTCGGCATAGGACTCGCCGTAGACGCTGTACTGGATGCGAGGCTTGGAGATTCCGATGTCGCACGACATGAGTTGCTCGCGCGGCGTAGCGAACTCGTAGTAGACGATGTAGGGCAGGGTGGCATTCTGCGCCGCGTCGTTCGGGTACAGGCGCGTCCCGATGAGAGCCGTCAGGCCGGCGTGCGCGGTGATGGCTGAGTAGAGGTCGGACTGGAAGCTCATAGCGCTCCCCCGAACAGGGTGCGGAGCTCATCCCAGAAGAACATGAGGATGGGGAGAGATGCGTTGGCGGCGCCGCGGTTGACGAACTTGTACGGCTTGTTGCCGGGATGCCAGACCGCGGATCCGTAGAACCAGTCGCCCGCAGGCCACTGGAAGGCGAGCATCGGTGCATCGTAGGCGACGATGGCGTGCGGCTGAGAGCCGAGTTCGAGCGCCCACGCGGCTGGGTGATCCTTGCCGAAGCCAACGCTGATGCCATTCTTCGTCTGGTAGAAGACCCTCCCGGTGCTGGCGAGGTGGACGTGCGCCGGCGTGTCCTCCTTGACACCGTAGAGGCCTTCCATGTCGATGACCTCTTCGATGGACTCCTTCACCATCTCCCCTACATCAGCGATCCAGTAGGGCTGCCTGGCTTGGAGTGCGGCGGCGGCGGCGGTGAACTTGGCCGCCAGCGCCTCGTCTCCGATGACGGTGGCGCTCATCATCAGACGTTCCCAGGCTCGAGCGACTCGCAGAGGAGCTCGGTGAAGGTGCTGGTCACGTCCTGCGTGATGGAGACGATGGCCCAGTCGCGATCAGCGAACTGGGCGCGATCCTCGTGCTGGATGTCGTCGTAGGAGCCGTTCAGGAGCACCCTGCGGTACTCCATCTCGTATACCTGCTGGCTGGTCCGCATCTCCTGACGCTTCATCCTGACCGACACGTCACCGCCGGCCACGAGCGCCGGCAACCCGATGAGGTCAGGGACCACGGCCCAGGTGTTGATGGGTTCGCCGTACTCGTTCGCGAGCGCGGTCGCGCGCACGATGGTGACTTCTGATGTAAAGAACCCGG